AGATGCTTTAATTTCCCTGGGGGCTTCTCCAATATCGTCTTTTACTGAGGGAACAGATAGCGCACAAGCTTGTGATAGGCTGTATCCTGATTTAAGAGACACTTTACTTTCAACGTATGTATGGTCTTGGACCTTAAAGAAAGTACAACTTGCCAGGCTTTCAACAGACCCAATCAACGAGTGGGAATACGCTTATCAGCTACCAGGTGATCAGCTCACTGGGGCTTTAGCCGTTTTTGAAAATGATGGAACTGCACAAAGATCTGTAAGATACGGTTGGGAGATCTATGGAGATCAGTTGTATTCAAATATGGAAACAGTGTTTATTGATTACCAGGCAACTATCTCTGAATCTAAAATGCCTCCATATTTTGTAAGGCTTTTAAAAACAGCATTAGCGGCTGAATTAGCTATTGTTATAACTGATCAGGCTCAAAAAGCTGATTACTTTAGGGGGCTTGCATATGGATCTCCTATGGAAAATGGTCGTGGTGGTCGTATGCGTGAAGCTATGAACATCGATGCTAGAGGCCAATCCACACAAATAGTCGAGGACTTTTCTCTTATCCAAGTGAGGCAATAAATGCGAGTAACTCAGTTTCAGACAAACTTCTCTGTTGGTGAGTTAGATCCGCTTTTAAGAGCTAGGACTGATCTTGCACAATATCAAAACGCTCTTGAAGAAGCTACTAATGTAGTTATCCAACCTCAAGGCGGCTTGAAACGTAGAGACGGTTTAGAATTTATTCATAGTTTTGGCTCGAGTTTTAGTAAATTTAAACTAATACCTTTTGAATTTAGTGTTGCAGATAGTTATCTCCTGGTTATTGTTCCTGGTAGGATTTACATTTTTAAAGACGGAACTCTCCAGGCAAATATAAATGGATCTGGTAATGATTATCTTGCCGCCTCTGTAATTACATCTGGTATGATTGATGAGTTACAATTTACCCAGGCAGTTGATACATTAATTCTTTGTCATGAAGATTTGCAAACGCAGCGATTAGTAAGAAATGCAGATACGAATTGGACTCTTGAAAATTTACCTTTAACTAATCTTCCTCAATATGCTTATGCTTTCGATACTCAGTCTCCAGACTTCGATATAACTCCAAGCGCAACATCAGGAAATATTACAATTACAGCTTCAAGCGTAACAACCGATACCGGAACAGCTCAAGCCGGAGGCGCAAGCACAATTACATTAAAATCTTCTTCATCATTTTCAACTGATGATGGCCCAAATGGAATGTGGGTTACGCTTACATCTGGAACCGGATCAGGACAGGAAAGATACATAAGTGATTATGTTGGGTCTACAAAAGTAGCAACTGTATATCCTGCCTGGGATACTCAACCCGACAATACAACAGGATATAAAGTAGAAGCTTTTGCTTCTTCGGTTGTTAATGAATACATTCAAGTAACAAGCACTTTTGGAAGAGCCAGGGTTATTGAGTATCAAAGTGCTACAGTAGTTAAGGCTGTTGTTGAAGTTCCCTTTTTCGACACAAGTGCTGTTGTTTCTGGTAATTGGGAAGCTGAGTTTGGGTATGAGGATGTTTGGAGTAGCACCAGGGGATGGCCTCGATCAGCAACTTTTCATGAGGGTCGTTTATATTTTGGTGGGTCTAAGTCTCGACCGAATACAGTATGGGGATCTCGTTCAATAGATTATTTTAACTTTGATCCAGGTAGTGGTCTTGATGATGAAAGTGTAGAAGCAACAATTAATACTAATCAATTAAATAGTATTGTTAATATTGTTGCCGGATCTGATTTAAGAATTTTTAGTACTGGAGCTGAGTTTGTTGTTATTCAATCAGAGGACAGTCCTGTTACTCCTTCAAGTTTCCTGGTGCGACCACAAACCAGGTTAGGATCTAAGCCAGGTGTTCCAATCGAAGATCTCAACGGCGCAACGATATTTGTTCAACGCCAGGGTAAATCTGTTAATGCGTTCCAGTATGGATCTGGCACTAGATCATATCAAATACAAAATGTTTCTGTTCTTTCTTCGCATTTAATAAAAAATCCTGTTGACCTGGCAGCTCGTAGATCAACATCAACAGATGAAGCTGATAGGCTTTTCATTGTAAATGGTGATGATGGAACGATGTCAGTTTATTCTATCTTGGTTGGGCAAGAAGTTATTGCACCAAGCTCATTTACAACAGACGGTGAATTTATTGCGGTAGCTGTTGAGATATCAGAAGTATATTGTATTGTTAAAAGAACAATGCCAGGGGCTTTGACTTCTGTTTATTACTTAGAAAAGTTTAATGAAAATTTAACACTAGATAGTGCTAAGACAGGAGGAGCGGCCTCATCAGTTAACATGACGCATCTCCAGGGCAAAGAGGTTAGAATAGTTCGTGATGGCTCTGTTGAGGCAAATCAGACAGTTCCTTCCTCCCCTTTTACAATTACATTTGAATCAGCTGCAACATCAAGTTACCAGGTTGGATTAGATTATACAGTTACGGCAAAAACAATGCCAACTGAGCCTACTTTGCCATCTGGAAGCGTCCAGGGTGTTCGTAAGAGAGTTGTGCAAATTGATGCTTTGTTAAACCAAACTAAAGATTTAGTTATCAACGGCAAACAAATCTCATTTCGTAATTTTGGTGAAGATGTTCTTGATACTCCAATCCAGGCTTTTACTGGTTTAAAAACGGCTCATGGCATACTTGGTTACAGTGCCACAGGCCAAATTACATTAACGCAAACTGTTCCATTGCCTATGACTGTTCTTGGCCTGGAATATAAATTAAGTGTAGGAAATTAGTTATGAGTCAGCTTGCAGTACCATTAATGATAGGTGGAGCCGCATTATCTGCCGCAGGAAAGATTAAAGCAGCCAGGGCGCAGCAAAAAATGTATGACGCAAAAGCAGCTCAGACTTTACTCCAGGGTGATGCTGAGGCAGCCAGATATAAACAGCAAGGGGCAAATGTTTTAGCAAGGCTAAATGAAAATTTAGCTACTTTAATTAATAGATCTGGAGCAACTGGTTCTGGAAATATCGGCGCAATATTCAATGCTAATTTAGCAACTGCTTCTACCGATTACGCTACAGCCAAAGACAATGTTATACTCGCAAAAGAATATGCAGAGGATCAAGCAAATCAATATATTCAAGCAGGAGATGCTGCACGAACATCTGGAACTATTTCAGCATTAGGTACGATTGGTACAGCGGCGTATAGATATGGAACTTTATAATGGCTAGATTACCAAGATTAACAAGCGCAGGAGTCCAGGCAGTTATTCCCAGGAGTGTAGACTTTGCAGGGTTTAGGGGCGAGGCTGCTGTTGGTACAACCATGTCGCAGACTTTCGACCAAATGTCAGACTTTCTTTATAAAACTGCACAGAAGGAATCTGTTGAAGCAGGACTCGAAAGAGTAAGAACAGAAGGGGCGCAACCAATCCTCGAAGCAATGAGGGCGCAAGGTGGACCACAAGGATTAGAAGAAGAGACAGCGTATAAAGCTGCTAACAAAATAGCTGTTGCTGAAATACAAACAGAGGCAGAATTGGAAATTGCAAAGATTTTAACTGATGGTCAGAATAATAAAACGCCATACAGTGCAATCCAAAGTCAACTTAAAAGTGTTTCAGATGGCTTTCCGGCAGCTCTTTCGGACATAGATCCGGTTTCAGCTGCATTGCTTAGAAATAATCTCCAGGGCAAAACTGAAAAGCAGGATTAAGATATTCTGAGTTTTGGACAAAGGAATCATTAAAAACTTTAAAACAAAGACAAAACATAGCAGCTGCTAATAAAGCAGAAACTATAATTGGAAATGCTATCGTTCCAGGATTTGATCCTAAAGAACTAGAAAACGACATAAAATTAGGCGCACAAGAATTAGAAGACTTAGGTGTTAAACAAGAAGATTTAATTACTTGGTCTGATAATGTTAGGGAAGAAGCTTTAAAAGACAATATCTTATTTACATTTTATCAAAAAGATCTTGATCAACAGGGTCAATTTATTTCTGATGTAAAATCAGGCAAAACAAAATTACCAGGTATGGATTTTGAGGCCAGTGTACGTTTTATAAATGGTTTATTATCTCCAGAGTATAATAGAAACAAAAGAGCAGTAGAGGCGCAATCTACGTTTATCATTAATAGAGTTGGTGATCTTGAAGATGTTTTAGAAAACGGTGGGCAAATTGATCAAAAAGAACTTGCCAATTTATTATCTGATTCATCAAATGTGTCTGCTTATGATGGCGGTGCATCTTCTACAGCTGCAAAAGGTTTGCAAGATACAAGTAATTTTTTTGGAGAATTACGAACTAAATCATTGTCTGAGTTAGAAGCATATGTAACGAACATAGAAACAAATGGCCTTGATGGTGCGTTAGATACTCCAGAAGAAGTTACCAGGGTAAAACAGGCTCAAACCTTTCTCAGCAATATGAGAACAGAGATAGCAAGTAATCCTATGGGTTATGCGGCTAAAGTGGGCTTGATAAAAAGAAATGAAATTATTGGAGTAGGGGATGACGGTCGATTACAAGTTGACCAGGAAGCTCTTACACAAAGGTTAAAAAATGCAACTGTTGTTGCAAGAGAATATGGACTAGCAAATCCTCCGGTTCTTTTCAAAGATGAAATCGATAAATTAGGTTTGGTATTAGATAAAGCTGAAGGAGCTGTTAAGCTTGATATATTAGGAACGCTTTCAACTATTGGTGAAAGTACTGGTGAGGTTCTTACACAACTGTCAGAGTATAACAAAGCTGATGCTTTAATTGGCGGTCTTGTAACAATCGGATCTACACAAGCTGCAACCCTGGCAGTAAATGGTATGGATCGATTAAAGAATGATTTAACACCTCCAGGATTTACAAACACAAATACTAATCCAGTATTTTTAGATATTGTTGGTAAGCATATGTTTAATGCTCCAATACAACAATCTGCAATCAAGGATGTAGCTAAAGCTATCTATACTGAGCTTGCTGCTCAACAAGGTTTAGGAGATTGGAAAGATAATGCTGATGAGGCAACAAAGCTTTATGAGCAAGCCTTACAATTAGCTTCTGGTCAGCGTAAAGTAATGACTGACACAGGTGAAGTTATCTATGGAGGTATGCAGCCAATAAGAGAAAAGATGACATTTATTCCTCCGAATATGACAGCTGCCGACATGGAAAAGGTTATTCAAAATTTAAATGTTGCATCAATAGAAGCTATCACAGGTCAGAAAATAGATCCTGCTTATCCAGAAAAAATTAAAGAAGAAGAAACTTATAAGTTAATTTTTGCAGGAGGCAATCAATATTATATTTCAAATGTAGAAGATGTTGACAGATTCGGTGATGATGTTCGTGTTTTAGATGTTGATGAGTCAACGATATTATTTAATCCAATGGACTTATTACAGCCTATTCCTGGGCTAACAGAAACAAAAGCTCCTGACGTTTCTACAGATATCGGTGATCAAACAGAATTAGAACTTGGTGATACTGAAGTAAGTTTTGAACCAACCGCACCTATTACAAAACCTGATATTTCACCAAAATTACAAGGCGATAGCGATGATCCAATGGTAGTATCTGGTGTGGATCTTAGCCCTCTTTCTTTAGCTAAAACTAATTTAGAATCTACTAAAAATAAAAAACAAACACAGAAACTTATTAAACAGTTGAGGGATGGAATACAGTCTGGAAAGCTTAATGAGGCTAGTACGGTTAGATATTTAGAATCGTTGCCAAATCCAGGAGATGCTAATTTTGATGCAGATCTTTATACAGAATATGCTGATTTTGTAATTGATGGTGGTGATTTAACATACACAGAGTGGCTAAAAACGAAACAATGATACAGTTTGATAAGCCCAAAAAATTAACACTTAGAGATCTGCAAGGGTTATCAAAGCCAGTTACCAGGTTCGAAGAAAACTATAGTGCCGCTAGAAAGAAATCGCAGTATTTAGATCAATCTCAGAGTAGAGATAGAATACTGCAAGATTTATGGGATCCTATTGTGGAGGAGGTAAGTGAGCTATTTCCTAACGAAACATTTGTAGATCCAGGCTCTTATATTAACAGAGGTTTTTTTTCAACAACTGCTACACCAGGAAAAGCTAGAGCTGATTATGAATGGAGAGCGTCACAAATTATTGGTTTTTTAAATGAGAACCAGGAAGTAATACCAGATCACTTAAAAGGTATCACTATTGAAAGTCTTGAAGATTTGGCATCAGAAAGAGCAAAAGCAGCAAAAGAATATAATGATGAGATATCGTCTAGGGCGGTAGGGGTAAGTGGTCAAGTTGGTCAATTCTTAGGTCAGGTTGTAGGTGTTGTCGAGGATCCCACTATCGTAGGCACATTGCCTATAGGACTAACCTCAAAAAGTTTAATGAAATTAGCTTTCTTCGAAGCATCATTAGGTGCCGGAGTTACGGCTATGAGTGAAGCTTCCGTTAAAGAATGGTATCAGAAACAAGGTTATGATTATACCTGGAATGATTTTATTAGAAACGTAGGGTTTGCGGCAGCCGGAAGTGCAGCGTTGCCTGTTGGTTTTAGAGTGACTGTTGATACTGCTAGGGGCGGTTTTAATGTCTTAGCAAAAGCAGGGAAGGCAAATAAAGATAGCCAATTCTTAGAAAATGCGGCCAGGGAAGCAGAAGAGTTTGAGGCTGATAATCCTTTTGTAGATAGTCAATTTGCCAGATCCCAGGCAGAACATAATAATCGAACAGTAGAAGCTGATGCAGCTGTCTTTAATAATAAAGCTCCTGCTATA